ATGATTATATCTTGGGAATGCCCAGATGGACATAAAAATTCTTATTCGGTGGGATGATGTCAGAAAGATCAGAAGTAAAGCGTGACGGAGCTAAAGCTCAAAAAAATAGCGGAAGAGGAGATTATCAAAAGGGTGATGCTAAATGGAAGCAATTCCTTGTTGATTATAAAGAAGCAGGAACATCATTTAATTTAAATAAAGATATCTGGGCAAAGATTTGTACAGATACCTTTAAAGTAAATAGAGATATGCATCCAGCACTAAAGATTATTATAGGAGCAGAGTCTAAGGTTAGACTAGGCATTATAGAGTGGTCAATTCTTGAAGAGTTGATCCAGTTTTATGAGGAGAACCATGATTAAAGAAGTATTATTAACAACACTTACAGGCGCAGGAGTAGGCATTGTTTTTGCTTTGTTTAAGTTGCCAGTGCCAGCACCACCAGTATTTGCTGGACTAATGGGCATATTTGGGCTGTGGCTTGGATATGGAATAGTTGGTAGGTTTATATAATGGAAATGTTTTTGCTTTGCGGAATAGCAATAGGATTTTTAGTCGGCTACCCACTAGGTTTATTTATAGACAAATTAGATAAGGATATTAAAAATGACAGAAGATAAGAATACACTTGAGCTTATAAGTAATATTACAGAATTTAATGATCTTCATGAGTTTATGAAGGACGAGCACCTAGACAAGGCCTTGGCTATTGTTGTAAAGCTTCTTATGAACCCCGATGTTCCTTCAGCAAAAGCTCCTATGCTCATTATGGAACTACAGGCAATGTCAACCAAGTTTGCAGTAATGTCTTCTATCTATTCAACTATTGCTAAGGATAAAGCGGGCACAGTAAATAACAATAAGAAGAACGTATATTATTCAGTAAAGGAGTCCATAGACAAACTTGTAGATGCACTTAAGTATGTCGTTAGGTATAACTCATAAATGGCTAGAGAGATTGTAAAGAACCTTAAATTTAAAAAGCACACAGGAAAGTTCTTTGATCCTGAATTGTTTGCTCAGTTACTTGATGAGTCATATCGCAATACTAAACGAGCAGATGGAGAGATGACTAAGAAGTCATTTAGTCCAAGTTCATTGGGTTACGGTCATGGTAAGTGTCCTAGATACTGGTACATGGCTTTTTCTGGCGCAGTATTTATTGATGATAATGATGCCGTTGCCGTTGCTAATATGGCACAGGGAACACAGGCGCATGAGCGACTACAAAAGCTTATATCTACTATGCCAGAGTGGAGAGCGGAAGAAGAAGAGATCATTAATGAGTATCCACCGATCAGAGGATTCATAGATCTTATTATGGAATACGATGGCGAGACAGTAATTGGTGAAATTAAAACGGCAAAACAAGAGGTTTGGGACACCAGACAATCAGAGATGAAGCCCACAGATAACCACATGCTACAACTTCTTACCTACATGAAGTTAAAGAATGCTAAAGAGGGATTTTTCTTATATGAGAATAAGAATACCCAAGAGATTTTGGTTATTCCAATTTCTATGAATGAAAAGAATACAAGGATTATTGAGGAGACCTTTGCTTGGATGTGCGAAGTCTGGGATAACTTTAAGGATGGAGATCTTCCTAAGAGACCAGAAGGTGCAACTAAATCCAAAATGCCTTGTACTTATTGCCCAGTTAAGAAAGAGTGCTACGAAAAGGGTGGTCCAGTAGGCACTGTTGAAATTGATTTGTTTTCGGTATCTAATTTATGATATGTGCAAATTCTGAATGCAAAAAAGACTTTGTTCCTAAGACGCACAATCAGAAATACTGTACAGATGAGTGTTGCCGTATTGCAACTAACAGAAGAATCATGGAAAAATATTATGAGAAAAAGGCAATTAGAAATGGTGCTGCAAGGCCTTGCTCTAAATGTAAGTCACAGTTAAGTAGATATAATAACTCTGATTTCTGCTCAACATGCGAAAAGACTATCAATGCAGATCTAAAGAATAAGTTATTTAGGATGATCGATGACATTAGCTAGTTTAAAGAAGACACAGGCTAATAGAGTATTAGGTATAGATGCCTCTACTAACTCTATTGCTTTTTGCTTGATGGAGAACGATGTCCCATTAAAGTGGGGCAAGATTAACTTGTCAGGCGAGGATATATATGATAAGATTCATAATGCAAAGATCAAGATGGCTTTAATGCTAGATGAACTTAAGTCAGACTATATTGTTGTTGAAGGTGCAGTGTTTGTAAAGTCTGCAGATGCTGTAATTAAACTATCATATGTTTATGGAGTTGTTATTGCAGAACTAATGTCTACGGGAGCAAAGGTTATTACGATAGCCCCATCCTCTTGGCAGGCATACATAGGCAACAAGAACCCTACAAAAGAAGAGAAGGCGGCTATTAGATTAAAAAGTCCAGGTTATGCAGACTCTTGGTATCAGAATCAATTACGTAATATGCGTAAGCAAAGAACGGTTGATTACTTTAATAAAAAGTATAACTTATCATTAACAGATTTTGATGTTGCAGATTCATTTGGAATTGCACATTACTCTAATAGTATATTGACGGAACGATGAAGCTATATCAAAGTAAAGATTGGCTGCATAGAAGATATGTAGTTCAGAAAAAAACGGTAACAGAAATTGCTGAAGAGTGTAAAGTCTCTGCTATGACCATACAGAGATACCTAGAACAGTTTAAATTAATTAGGAGACGATAATGCTAAAGGCGGTATATGAAGATGTTAGCAATTTTAATTGTAACGATTTATATTTAAGATCAGTAGGTGCACCAGCAGGCAATAAGATATGGTCTGCATGCCATGAAATTGCACACATGCTAATTGAAAAGAATATATCATATGGCAACTCGGCCTTAGAGCCAGCCAGAATATTTTCAACGGCGGACTCAACAGAGCAATTAAAAGTTCGTATTGATGATAAGTTAAATAGGGTAAAGAATAACCAAGGTTTTGCTGGAGACAACGATATTGACGATTTAATTGGATATTTAGTCCTATATAAGATTGCTAGGGCTAATTCTGATTGACATTTTAGTCGACTGAAAGTATACTGTATTAATGAGCGAAATAGAATTGTCAGATCATTTTGACAGAATGAACAGGGTTGTTGAAGAACTTCTAAAAGGAAGCACACCCACACAGATTGCCACCACCACAGGAATACAGCGCAAAGAGGTCGTTGAGCTAATCGATGACTGGAAAGACGTTGTACATAATGATAGCAACATCAGAGATCGTGCCCGAGAGGCTATCTCAGGGGCGGATCAACACTATGCCATGCTTATCAAAGAAGCGTGGAAGACCGTAGAAGATGCAGATCAGTCTGGCCAACTTGGAATAAAGTCTGGCGCACTAAAGCTTATTGCAGACATAGAGACTAAAAGAATTGCAATGCTTCAATCAATTGGCGTACTTGAAAATAATGAAATTGCATCACAGATTGCAGAGACAGAGCGTAAGCAAGATCTTCTTGTTAAAATTTTAAAAGAAACTACATCAACATGTCCTAAGTGTAAGATGGAAGTAGCAAAGAGATTGTCCCAAATAACTGGAATAATCGAGTCAGTCCCAGTAGAGGAAGCCGATGTCGTTTGATTTCAGTGACCTTATCGACATGCTTGACGGAGAGGAGTTCGATGAAAAACCAGTCGATCTTAAAACGTTTGTTAGAAGTCCAGAATACCTTGGGCTTCCAGAACTTTCCGATTACCAGTATACGCTTATCGAAAAGAGTTCGCAGATCTATAAAGAATCAACCCTCATCAAATTATTTGGAGAAGAAGAAGGAAAGATAAGATTTAAACAAACTGCTAATGAGGTAGTAGCTCAATTAGGAAAAGGTTCTGGTAAAGATTACTGCTCAACTATTGCAACTTCATATATAGTATATTTACTATTATGTTTAAAAGATCCAGCCACATACTACGGAAAGCCTCCAGGCGATAGCATTGACATTATTAACATTGCTATTAACTCGCAGCAGGCAAGCAATGTATTTTTTAAAGGTTTTAAAACAAGAATTGAAAAGTCCCCTTGGTTTGCTGGTAAGTATACAGATAAGGCCTCAGAGGTTAAGTTTGATAAAGCAATAACAGTACACTCAGGTCACTCAGAGCGTGAAGCTTGGGAAGGATATAACGTTATTGTTGTTATCCTTGATGAGATCTCGGGATTTGCAATTGAAAATACAACAGGACATGATCAAGCAAAAACAGGAGCAGCTATATATGATATGTATCGTGCATCAGTAGACTCTCGTTTCCCAGACTTTGGCAAGGTTATTCTTCTATCATTTCCTAGATATAAAAACGATTATATTCAACAGAGATATAACGCCGTTGTTGCGGATGTAGAAACAGTAGTCCGTGATTATAAATTTAAAATGGATGAGGACCTTCCAGACGGAACCGTAGGCAATGAGTTTGAGATTCAATGGGAAGAAGACCATATTCTTTCATACAAAATTCCAAAAGTTTATGCTTTAAGAAGGCCAACATGGGAAATTAATCCAGTAAGAAAGATTGATGACTTTAAGGTTGCATTTTTTACAAACCCAACGGATGCTTTATCCCGTTTTGCCTGCATGCCACCAGATGCAATAGACGCATTTTTTAAGTCAAGAGAAAAAGTTGAGAAGGCATTTAATAAAGCTCACCTAGCAGTAGATAATTTTGGCAGATTAGAAGAATGGTTTATACCAGATCCAGATAAAGAATACTTTATACACGTTGACCTTGCTCAGAAGCATGACCACTGTGCAGTTGCAATGGCTCACGTTAATAAATGGGTAAACATAAAGGTGACGGATACCTATTCCCAACCAGCACCAATTGTTGAGATAGATGCAGTAAGGTACTGGACACCAACAAAAGATAAGTCTGTAGACTTTACCGAAGTAAAAGATTATATTCTTTCATTAAAGACACGAGGATTTAAGATTCGTGTATGTACTTTTGACAGATGGAATTCACATGATATGATGCAACAACTAAAACAATACGGCATCAATACAGAAATTCTATCTGTTGCTAAAAAACATTATGATGATATGGCAATGGTTGTGGCTGAAGAAAGAGTGGTTGGTCCACATATACCATTGCTTATAGACGAGCTCTGCCAGCTTAGAATTATGAGAGATAGGGTAGACCACCCAAGAAAAGGCTCCAAAGACTTGGCGGACGCAGTGTGTGGATCAATTTATAACTCAATAAGTAGAAGTAAGTTTGATTCTAATACAGAAGTAAACATACATACTTATGAATCAATGAGTTATGACAATGATTTTGGAACAGAAGCAGACGGAGAAACAAGTTCCTATAATATGATTAGGGCTCCAAGAATGCCAGAAAACTTAAAAGACGCAATGGACAGGATGCAAATAATATGAGTACGTATCAAGAAAAAGCAAAAGAGTGTAAATGTTGTGGAAAACATGTTCCACTGCCAACTGTATTAAAAGAATATAATGGAATAGTTATTTGTCCAACTACATTTTCTAATGTAATTGAATATAAAAGAATATGGAAACTTGCTGGTCATAGACCTATGGGTAATATTAGAAAACATTTTTCTGAATATGTACAGCAAATAGTAGAAGAAACTATTGACAAAAACGAAGATGGAACGATATAATATACTTCTAAGCAACAGTAGCTTAGTTGGTTAAAGCCCCGAACTCATAATTCGGTAATCGTAGGTTCAAGTCCTACTTGTTGCACGAAAGGTAAATGTGGACGGCGAAGATAAAATGGAATATTATATTTCAATAGGTGCTATAGAATTAGCAGGCATGGACTCAGATGGCGAATTTATATTTAATATAACAGATAGAGCAAAAATACTTGCTCCAGAATTATGGCATGCTCACCAAGAACATGTTGATGAGTCTTTAATGGCTTTATATAATAAAGGATTAATTAATGTTACTTATAATGATAATCTTGAAGCAATAATTGAAATGTCTGATGAGGGAAAAAAAATGGCAAAAGAATTTGGTTTAGTAGAGATGGATCTAGATCAAGATATCCCAAACGATTAGTCTAGGCCTTCGTAGCTCAGGGGATAGAGCGAGACTCTTCTAAGGTCTGCGTCGCAGGTTCGATTCCTGCCGAGGGCACAGTGCGGATGTTGCATATTGGTAGTGCCTCTGCCTTCCAAGCAGAAGGGGTGAGTTCGATTCTCATCATCCGCTCCATTTCTCACTCGTCCAACGGCAGGACATCGCCCTTTGGAGGCGAGAATCGTGGTTCGAATCCATGGTGAGAAGCTAAAGAAATGGTATACTTATAATATGGATCTATTAAATAAATTAAAGCAAACACAAGCAAATGCATTTATATTTTATACTAAGTCGCACGGCTACCATTGGAATGTAGAGGGGTTTTTATTTAAAGAACTTCATGCATTTTTTAAAGAAATATACGAAGACGTGTTTGAATCAATAGATACTTATGCAGAATGGTCACGTAAGCTAGGACAGCTGGCACCATTTGAAGTTGATGAAATTTTAAAAATTTCAAATGTTCAATATGATTTCCCAACAGGTTCTGCAATAGAAATGGTTAGAAATTTATCTGCATCTAATGATCAGATAATTTCTGATTTAAAAGAAATATTTACTTTAGCAAATGATGCTAATGAGCAAGGTTTGGCTAACTTTATAGCAGAAAGAATAGATCAACATCAATTTTGGTCTTGGCAGTTATCAGTCTCTTTAAAGACTATGGTAGCTTAAATAATAAGGAGAAATAAAATGGCAGAAGTAATTCACCCAAATGCAGCAAAAGTATTAGCAGCGGCTAAGAAGTATGCTGATGAGAAGTACACAGAAGGAACAAATAACGATACAATTTTTGGAAAGAGATACGGCATGAACCATCAACCATGGTGTGCAATGTTTGTTTCAGGATGTTTTGATGACGCTGGAGTAGTTCATTTAGTTGCTGCTTCAACAAAGAAGGGCTTCGCATCATGCGATGCAGGAGCACAATGGTTTGCAAAGAATAAGAGAATTGTTCCAATTGGACAAGCACAAGCAGGAGATGTAGTATTCTTTAACTTTGATAAGACCCCAACAGACACAGAGCATGTTGGAATTGTTATTTCAAACGATGGAAAGAACCTTATAACATATGAAGGAAACACATCTGGAGATACAAAGGGATCACAAGCAAACGGAGATGGCGTATTTAAAAAGAAGCGTCCATATAGCCTTGTAATGTCAGTTGCTCGCCCAGATTGGGATGCGGCAGCACCAAAAGCTGCTACAGTAAAAGCAACAGTAAAGAAGAAGTAATGTACGAATACCATGTTAAGAAAGTAACTAACGTCGTAGACGGAGATACAATAGATGTAGAGATCGATTTAGGATTTGACATTTCATTTAGCTCAAGAGTAAGACTGGCTGGAATTGATACTCCAGAAAGTAGAACAACAGATAAGGCAGAAAAAGTCTTAGGGTTGGAAGCTAAAGAATATGTTAAGTCTAAGATTAAAGATGCTAAAGAAGTTATTATTAAAACAGAAAAAATGGACTCATCAGAAAAGTATGGACGTATCCTTGGGTGGGTATTTCTAGATGGATCTAAAGTTTCTATTAATGAACAAATGATTGCCGATGGGTATGCTTGGGGATACCTAGGGGATACTAAAGTAAAAGACTTTGAAGCACTTGCAAAAGTAAGGGCTAAAAAGAAGTAGACAAACTAGAAATATTTTGCTATAATAATATATGGATCGCTCATTAGAGGGTCCATATATTAATTTATTCGCTTGAAAGGGGAATATAATGGTAACAACACTGGATTTTTTTAATGATCCATTTTTCATTGGTTTTGATCGCCAAATTAAAGATCTACAAAATATACACAGAAATACTTCAAACTATCCACCACACAATATCTCTAAGGTTAAAGGCCCAGATGAGATGTATGTGATTGAACTGGCTTTGGCTGGCTTCAAGAAAGAAGATATTGAGGTGGAACAAGATAAGAATGTTCTAACAATTAAAGGCTCTTCGCATGAGGATCCAAATAAAGATTATCTTTATAAGGGAATCGGTGCACGTTCATTTGTTAAGACATTTTCTCTTGCAGAATATGTAAAGGTCAATTCTGTATTTATCTTAGACGGAATCCTAATGGTAGGATTAACTAAGTATATCCCAGAAAGTGAAAGACCAGTTAAGTTCGATATTCATGACTTTGATGCAGAAAATAGCTTCGGAGATTTAAGAGATCTTGCTGAAGAAGAGACTGTAACAAAGACAAAAAGAACTAAGAAATAGTATAATAAAAGTCTGCACCCCGTCACTGGGGAGTCGCAGATAGCGGGCCGCTACCCGCAGGATGGACCTGAGCATGTCCTCAAACTGCTCACCAACATAGGAAGATAAGAGATGCCAGTATATGAATATAAATGTACAGAAGATGATGCACATGCAACACTTGCTGTAACAAGATCAATCTCTGAAAGTGATCCAGGCTACATTTGTGAAGAATGTAATGCACAAATGACAAGACACTTTACTCCTTTTGGAATACAGTTTAAGGGCACTGGCTTTTATAAAACAGATAATAATTAATTAAAAACAACATTCTGCTATAATTACTAAGTAAGCAAAAATATTGCATTACTTAGGAGATACCTAGTTGACTAGAAAGTTACAGTATTTTTTAACCAGCCTTTTTATAATCGGCTGGCTTTTCCTTTTTGGACCCAGTGTTGCGTATGGTGATGAAGTACCAGCACCCGCAGAGCAGGTAGTTGTAAGCCCTGCACAACAAGCGGTTAACACAGCACTTGCTACCGCAACGACAGAAGTTGCACAAGCTGTAGCAGCATCAGATACAGCAACTGTAACAATAGCAACAGCGATTCAGGCTGTATCAGCATCTAATACTGCTGTAGTAGCAGCAAATACAGCAGTTGCAGCAGCAACCACTGCGGTTGCAGAAGTATCAAATGTGTCCACAGCGGTAGACACAGCAACAGCAGTTACTCAGACAGTTACTCAAACCGTGACTAGCGTAACTCAGGCAGTAGCAGCAATCCCATTAAGCGCTACAACTCAAACACAAGAAGTTGTGGCAGCTCAAGCAGTAGTATCAGCAGCAGTCCCTGTGATTGAATCAGCAACAGCCACAGTTATAGCCACAGCAACTCCTTTAATGACAACAACTCCTACAACAGTTGAACAGGTTTCTACAGCAATTGCAACAGAAGTTGCACAATCTGTAACAGCCTCTACTGCAGTTCAAGCAGCACAAACAGCAATAGATACTGCTACTGCAACAGTTGCTACAGCAACAACAGCCGTGGCAGCAGTAACACCTGCACGGACAGAGGCTCAAACACAATTAACTCAAGCAAATGTAGCAATTAATAATGCTCAAGATGCGGTAAATGCATTAGCTGCAACAATTGGAGCATCAACAAATGTATTAGCAAATACAGATGACGCTGGTATTCGAATGAACCTTCCATTTAATTTACGTATGGGAAACACTGTTTATAACAATGTGTATGTAGGTTCTAATGCAACTATTACTTTTGGTGTAAACGAAGGACAAAATTATTATTCAACACCAACTGCTCCTTCTATTTCTATAGCAGGATATGACTGGACTACTTGGAGTAATGGCTCTGGAGTTACATACTCAACAACCACCAATACCCTTTCTGTAGCCTGGGATGTTCGTCCATATCCACAAGTAACTGCTGACACTCAAATGACACAAATTAGATTTAATGCTGATGTCAATCCAGCAGATGGTGCCTGGGTA